CCCTGAGCTCACGCTTTGTAATGCCCTGCTCGCGCTCTTTCATTGCCGCCTCGTTGGCCTCGCGCTCATGCACAGCCCGCTCATCAGCAGACATTTTAGCCAGCCTCTGGGCCTCGGTGACTGCCCCGGTGACTGCCGCCTTGGTTTTTTCAGCCGCCTCTTTGCGCTCGCGGGCAAGGCGCGTTTCAATGTGTGCGTTTAATTCGGCCTGAGTGAAAGTCTTTGCCGCCTCAGTTGCAGCGGGGGCCTCCTGAGTAGTGGTATCAATAGTATCTGCCATGTTAATCTCCTACCGTTTATAGGCCGTCGCCTTATCCAGGTTCTTTAAGCCCTGCCAGTAAAGGGCATACAAAAAGCACCCGTTAAGGTGCTTAGTGGGTCGGTAGATTGTTGATGGTTTTATACAGGCGTAATTCGCCCACTAACAAAATAATGGCACATAAGTCCATCAACTTGCAACGTGTTCAAATAGCGCCAATATGTTACCAGTCGCGGCAATTCATGCCCCGTCCAGAATACGCGGATAATCACATCATTTTCCGTGTTATGCTGCGCGTCTGGCTCAACAATCGCGTATAGGCACGGTTCGCCTTTAGGGTCAAGGGATACGCCCAATATTTCTATAATTGGCGCGCTGATGACATAATCCCCCGGTGCCTTGCCAATCGGGTATTTGTAAATCTTCATTCATCCCTCCACGTCGCTAAATCTGGCGCACCTGCATCTTGCCATGCCTTCCAAGATTGATAATTCATGCTCCTGGGAATCTTTACCGTCTTTCCATCCCTGCCCTGCGCAGCGCGTGTACGCAATGAATTGTCCTGAGTATCCAAAACAGGGGCCGTGGAACTGCGACAGAACGGATGTAACGGCGGCCAGTTAACCCCGATCTCTTTATCCGCTGTGATGTAAGGTCCCCCAGTACCAGGATTGATAAGTCCATCATGCTCTTGGCACATCGGGCTTGTTCTGCCATCTAAGGTAGCCAGAAACTCATACCTGTCAATCTCGCATTCATCATAAGCAATGGCAGTCGTTTGGTTCGCCGCATACGCTGATTCAGTGCGTACCAAACGATTGGCAGCATACTTCGCGTATTGCGTTTCATCCTTAAACTTGCTTTTCATGCCGTCTGCTACTTTTTGCGCCCATGCCTTGGTATCAACCATGCCCCGCAGGTCTTTCATGCTCTGGGCGCTTAGTTCCCCGATTGATACCTGCTCAAGCATTGCCGAATTCAACAGCCCGGCCATTGCGTCACGATTCTGCCATACCCTCACAGCGTAATTCGTTCCAGACCATTTGGATTTGAGGATGGTGTCAAGCCCCCGCGAAGGAACCCCGACCATCTGAAAGCCCACGCCCGTCTTAGATTGAATATCGTACATCATGCGGCTGTAGCCCATATCTGCGCTGTCCCTGAGCAGTTTGTCCATTACCCTGAGCTCGACATCGGCGGCCTCAGTCATGCCAGTGTAAGTGGCGTCCTGTATGGCTTGTATTCGCGTTATGCGCGCCTTGTACGCCTCTGCCCTTAGTGTGGTATACAGTTGCTTGCGCTGCTTAGGATCGGCCACTGTAGCCGCTCTGGCAAGCAATGACTGATAGATGTCAGGCGGGATACCCTCATCCAGGAACTTGAAGGCCTCGTCTGCGCTCAGTCCGGTCTTGCGCTGATAAGTAGAAAAGATTGTGTCAATGTCGATATTGAGCTGAGTTGTAGCGCGATTGTATGCCTTGTCGATTTCAGCCATAGCAAGATTGTTTTTTCGGTCATAGGCAAGTTGCCTCAGTCTTGCCCTGTCCTCCCAATACATTGATGCCATTTGCTCACCGCCCAATCACTTTAAAACAATCGCCAGCGCAATCGTTAACAACAAACACAGCATAGCAAGGATAGAGGGCCACATATCATCATTCGACATTGGTTCCCCCCTGCTTTGTCGCCGTATCTGTCGTTGTATCATTCGCATTCGGGAACGCCCCAAACGCCGCCGCCTGAGCCGCAATACCCTCTTGCTTTTGCTTGTCCAGCGCGTCCTGAGCGGCCTGCACATCCTCAATAAAGGGGATTTGAGCAAGCAGGTCAGAATCAGCGACAATGCCTTTCAGCAATGAAACCATCTGCGCAATCTCCATCTCATTGACCGGCAAGCTGCGCCTAAACGTCATCTGCACCTTGTCCGCGTCCAGTTTCGGGAACCCCTTGACGCTCAGGAAATTAGCAACCATCCGCAAGCGCCAGCGTAAGCCCTCCCTGAACCAGCGTTCCTTGATTTTCGTGAGCTGTTCAAGTCCAAATAGCTTGTACTTCATCGCCACGCCTGAAGCATTGCCCGCAAACTTCTCGTCCGACAAATCGGGCACACAGGCAAACTTGTGTATGTCTGCCCTTAAAGCCGCCCGGAGAATGTCGGTGTCAGCCTCATTCAGTTGCTTAATCAGGTATTCGGCTTTAGCACCAACGTCAGGTAAAGTAAGAGTCCCCTCTTCCCTCAGCCTTTGTGCGGGCGTGCGTGTGTCTGTAGTTGCAGCCGCGTCAAAGCCCACCACGCCGGTCAGGACAAGCAGGGCGTTGGCAAATTGGTCTTTGTCATTTATCCTGTCCGATTGCAGGATGTCATAGGCGTCAATCAGCGTAGTCACTTGCTCAAAGTCGCCCGTTGTGACTGAGTTGTTCCAGTATTCAATAACCGGCACGTGCCCGAACTGGTGAGGAACCCTCGTCAGTTCATTCCCCGCTTGCCCCAATACAACCGATACCGTCTGGGTAGTCGCCTCATACTCGATAATCTCTTTGTCAGTGTAAACCGTTATGCCTCTGACATAAGGGAAGCCCAATACGTCAATACCCATCAGCCTGTGAACCCCAAACAAGGGCAAAGCCTCAGCAGTATCGTCGTAAACCACGAACGCATGTTGCGGGTCAATCGCAGTCGCCCGGGGCATAGCATTTTGATTGACGTACAGCAGTTCTACGCCGCGCCCAAAGATAGCCTGCCCTAACGCCAGCTCAGCATCCACACTTTGCACGTCAGCCGCGTCATACGCCTCTTGCAGGGCCTGTAGCGGGGCTTCCTGCTTGCCATCCGTGTACTGGACAGGATCTCCTATCAGATACCCTGAAGTCATTGTAACGATGTACTGAGGATATGCGTGAACTAAGAGATTGTTCGGCAAGCCGGTAGTCCGTACCCTGTCATTGATTGCGTGATCGCCCGAATAGTACTCATACAATGTCGATAGTCTTTCGGCAGACAAATCGAACTGCGCGATGCACCCGTTAATCAGGGTAGTGTCAAGCGGTAGTTCTCGGTCACGTGTTATCATTGCAAAGCTCCTAATCTAAATGGTATTCGCGTTTATGCATGTCCACCCAATTTGCAAAAGTGTCTTTGTGTGTTTGAGGCACGTTTGGATCTTCAAGAATTGCCTTTAGTAAATCAAGCATCTGGCTAAACACGTCAAGCCCCGTTACATCAACCGTAACACTCATGCCTTTCATATCATATCCCCTTCAAATTGGCTGTCCCCGCGTATCTCGCGGTAGATTCAGGCTCCATGCAGTAGCGTAGGGCGTCTATCAGATGGTTGTTCCTATCCTCTGGCACCCTGAGGCTGTTGCCATCCTTGTCCTTGCGCCACTGGAATAACTGAAATTCATTTTTGGTGTGCTGACAATGGGTATCAACGACAATTGTGCAGCCTTGAAGCCACTGAATCCCATGCTCTACGCTATCCTGTCCCTTTTTGGCGCCTATCGCCCTGATCCCGCCGTTTTGCAGTTCCTTGATGCTCTTGGGTTCAGCGGAATCACAGGTGATATAGTTGCCGCCGCAAAAGTCTTTGAGAATGGGTACCAATGCCGTGTTAGTCAAGCCCCGCTCGTACAACTCATCCAGTATGTAAATGGTTTTTGTTGGCTTGTAATAATAGACTTTCAAAGCTCCCATCGGGTCTGAACTAAACCCAAAGTCCAGCCCAAACATGAGCTTGTCAGCAGTCTTTTTCTTCTCAGTCAGGTCCTCCACGCGCCAATTGCGGAAGATTACGTCACCCAGAACGCCCCAATTGCCCTCGGTGTATACGTTGCGATAATACTCATCCTTTTCGTTGATAAGGGCATTAATGTCCTCAGCAGTCAGAAAGCGATTATCGCGGTAGGTGGTTTTGAGTATGCTCAGGCCATCGTCGGTATAAACTGTCTTGCTCTCATCCCAATGCCCGAAAAACTCACGGTAAATCCAATGTTCCTTAAACACAGGATTGAAGCTCAGGGTAATCCGCTTCGGGTGCCTGCTCTCGCCCCTTAAGCGTTTCTCAAGCTGCTTGAAGTCATCGTAGGCAATCTCAGTCGCCTCTTCAATCCAGATGTCGGTTAAGACTCCCTTGGCGGGCGTTATGGACTTGATTTTCTCCACATCGTCAAGCCCGGCGAAAAGGATCTGGCACCCGTTAGGCAGGCAAGTGATAAGCAAGTCTGTCTTGCTAACCGCGAAATGCTCATTCAGGTTCATCCTCTG